TTGTCCAATTTTTTATTCCTACATCTTCGTTATTAAAAAAAATACTAGTTATTGGTTCATTGATGGTATTTTCGTTATACATTATGTATGATACTAACAATATTTTACAGCGTAATTATTATGGAGACTTTATAACAGCATCTTTAGATTATTATTTAGACATAATTAATATTTTTAGCGGATTATTAAGCGGACTTGAGTTTGATGATTAAGCAATTTTAAATTAACTTTAAAATAAATAATCTATTATAACATGTAAAATAATATGGTGTAATTTTAAATCAGTATGTATAAGTTAACCACCATGTTTTTTTAAAATTTACAAATGGTTTATCTTTTTTATTTTCTTCTATATAATCATCAACACAAGTTAATAAATCACACTCATATTTATTAATATAATTATTTTTTTCATTAATAAATGATGTATTTAAACAATAATGATTAAAATAACTTTTAAATTTCCAACTACTATTATTTGGTTTCTCTTTCTTTTTATATGTTCTAAAACCTTTAATAGTATATAACTCACCGCATAATTTACCAGTTTTGTCGTCCATTGAGACATCTATATATGGATCTTTTACACACTCCATTAAAATGTTGAAGAATTCTTCTTTTTCTGGTTCTTCCTTACGTCTCATATTCGTTATATCAAATAATCTTTGAACACGTGGATGCGTTGGATCTCCAATTGTAAATTTTACAGGAATTGAAATTTGTAAATTATTAATATTATTATTTGAACTTATATTATTGAATACATGTGTATATGTTTCACGAGAATCTGTCATGCTATTCATAAGTGTGTCAATTCGCTCATCATTTTCTTTTTCAACAGTTAAACAATTTTGAATAAATGATGCTGGTCCAACTAAAAATTTAATAGGCGGTTTCCAATCTTTATTATTTTCTTTAAATTTTTTTGTAGTATAGTTACTACGTGAACCTTCTTGATAATCTAATGACGCATTTGTTGAAATAAGACGACAATTTGCTCTAATAGTTCCATATTTGTAATTTACATATGTAATAGATTCACCAGTTGGCGAATAATTACCAATAATAATAAAAGGTCTATTCATATTAATATTTTTTGATTTAAGATATTCAATTAAATTATATAATTTTTCATTAAATTCACCAGTTTTCATAATATTTGAGTCTACAACAATTTCATTGCCATCGTAAAACAAATGATATTTGCTTTCATATATTGCTAAAACAATAGGATTATAATCTTTTTTAATTGCTTCTTTAGCTATATATCTTGTAATAATATTTCTACAAGGCGTAGAAATTAAATATAAATAAAATTCATCAGCTATAAAAACAGGTGCTTCATATAATGAATTCAAATCTAAAAAGTTTAGAGCATTATTTACTGCTTCAGTTTCTTTATCATTTTCCATAAAAGGACAAAAATCTAGTGTTCTCCATGTCTCAATAGTATATGATTTAATAAGATTTTTGACTTCTTCAATTGAATAAATATCAAATAATTTATCATTATTAATTAATTCTATATGTTTTTCTGGATCCAATAATTCATTTTCTGAAATTATGTTATAATTTACATATCTAGATATTGCTTGTGGTAATTTTTCTAGACAATGTTCTTCTATATATTTATTTATTGATACTAATTTTTTGCGATAAGTTTCCTCACAAGTTTCTATATCTATTTTATGTATATTATAGTTTTTCCAATTTTCAAGTGAATCAAAGGAAATAGAAATAGCATTAGCACAAGATGAATAGTCTGGGTCATCTGATTTAATCTTACTGAATGATGTATAATCAATAACGTTATTTTCAATAATTTGTTTTATCCATAAATTATTTGCTTCATCATATATAGGTTCCGGAGATGCAGAAATAGGTATATATGCACATACATTTTCTTGTAAAATAATATGTTCAATAAAATCACGAAAAGGTGGGATACCTTCCTTGTCATTATGAGCTTCATCATGGAAAATTTGTATAATTTTTCTTAATGAATCTGTTAAATAATTGAAACATTTACATATCTTTAGTACATCCATTAGTCTAATTTTATTACTACACATAAATATAATTTTAATAGTATTAGGCTTACATAATAGTGCTATAGCATCATTAATATTATTACAATGTGTGGCATTTCCTCCTAATGTATTTCTTTTTGATGATATAACTATAATTTCTTCACTAAGTTTAATTTTAAGAAATCTATTTTTTAAATCTTTAAAAATGCGTTCTAACCACTGAGCATTTGCCTCAAGAGTATTTTTTGTTATACAAAATGAAAGAGTATCTGGTTTTGAAAATCCATCTATAATTTTTAAATTACATATAGCTGTTTTTTCTGCTTGTGCATGCTTAAAAATAGGTGTAATTTTATTAATACAATAATTATTTATAATTGTCTTTTCATCTTGGCTAAATATATTACTTGTATCATATATTGTTAAAAATTCATATATGTATGGTGGATTTATTTCATCAAATTTATTGCTTTTAATTTTTTTTTTTAAGTCATTATTATTAGTTCTTTTTAAGTGTGGATATTTTTGTTTAAGATACTTTATATCAATTGTATCAGCTTTACAATCTTCTTTAAGTTCATCATTAAACTTCTTAATGAACTCGTCAAATTTTTTTTTTACTTCATATAATAGTTCTTCTTGTTCTTCTTGTTCTAAATCTTCTTCTATTTGTGCCATATATTTTAATATTCACTAGTTGATATATTTTAATATTCACTAGTTGATATATTTTAAATATTTTTTAAACATTATTTCAATTTTTTTTTATATTTAAAAAAATGTATATTAAAATATATTTTAATATTTGTATATAATTAAGGAATAGGAATAAATTTCCACCCTAAATCTTCACAAATTTTTTTCCATATTTGGTCTTGCTCTATACGTTTTTCACGATCTTTTAACATAGGAAAATATGGCAAAAAACTGCGTTCATTTAACAATTCACATAATTTATATAATGTATAATAATAGTTTAAAAAATTAACTCTATCTTTAGGACAATATTTGGAATAAGGTTTTTGTAATTCCATAAATAAATTACATAATGTTTCTTCAAGTTCCGCACTCATTATTGGGGGTCTTATTCCTAACTTATCTTTTATAAATGGTATATGTTCATAATATTTATTATAACCCAAATTTTTCAATATTTCTTTGGTTTTCTTATTTGTTAATTCATTAAGACTTATACGTTCTTTTTTGATTTGATTCTTAATATTTTCAAATACTTCATCGGGTATATTTGTACTTTCTTTTGCTTGAAATTGTGCTAATATTTCTTTTAAATGATTTATTCTTTTATAAGCATAAAAGCATACTTCTTTTGGTGGTTCCTTATATGATGGTTTATCTATTTCTATTAAATATTTAATACTATTTGAACAATTGCTACATATTGACATTCCCTCGCTTTCAACATAAACCATTTCTCCTCTTTTACACACGCTACATATATCTGATGGATATATAAATTTATCATAATTTAAGTATTTAGAATCAATATTGTTAAAATATTTGTCTATAAAATTATTGTTATTTATTTTAATGTAATTATCATCTTTTATTTTAGCACAATTTGTTTCATCATTAATAATATTGTTTGACTCGTCTGAAATATTTAATGAAAAAAAATGTTTTACTATGTTATTTTTATCTGAATTTTCAAATGTTTCATTAGTGGATATATTCTTTTTATTTTCAAAATAATCAAATATATATTTAGAGTTGTTTAAATAATAGTTCTTTTCTTTGGCTCTGAGAGATTTTATAATATTTTTATACTTATTAATATTATCTAGTATTTCCAATTTCTTTTTTGATTTATTTAACATTAATTCAAGTTTTTCAATTTGTTTTAAATATTTAGGAATAACTACTTCTTCATTATGTTTAAAAGATTTTATTATTTCATTATGTTTACTATCCAATGTTGTTTTAATAGTAGTAAATTTTTTCATTGATTAAAGATTATATTTTTAATGAAGTAAAATTTATATAATAATAATGTTTAATTATTTAATTATTTAATTATTTAATTATTTAATTATTTAATTATTTAATTATTTAATTATTTAATTTAATTATTTAATTTAATTTAATTTAATTTTAAAAAATTTTTTTCTTTAGGAATATTATAAAAAAATGGCTGGTGGATTAATGCAATTAGTCGCCTATGGCGCTCAAGATGTTTATTTAACAGGTAATCCTCAAATTACCTTTTGGAAAGTAACTTACCGTCGTCATACCAACTTCGCGATGGAATCAATTGAACAAACTTTCAATGGTCAAGCGGATTTTGGTCGTCGTGTTACATGCACTATTTCGCGCAATGGCGATTTAGCTTACCGCACCTATTTACAGATTACTCTTCCTGAAATTGGTCAATCATTAGGCAATAACAATGTATATGCGAGATGGTTAGATTTCCCCGGTGAGCAGTTAATTTCACAAGTAGAAGTCGAAATTGGTGGTCAGCGCATCGATCGTCAATATGGCGACTGGATGCACATATGGTGCCAACTAACTCTATCAAAAGAACAAGAACGTGGTTACTATAAAATGATTGGTAATACTACTCAATTAACATACATTTGCGACCCAGATTTTGCTGAAGTTGATGGTCCTTGCTCTTCTGATGGTATTCGCCAAGTTTGTGCTCCACGTAGAGCTCTTCCAGAAACAACCTTATATGTTCCATTACAATTCTGGTATTGCCGTAATCCCGGTTTAGCTCTACCTTTAATTGCTTTACAATACCACGAAGTAAAAATTAACTTAGACATTCGCAATATTGAAGAATGCTTATGGGCAGTAAATAATGTTGATGGAACTGGTACAAAAGTTGATCAAGCATACAAACAATCACTAGCTGCGGCATCGCTATTTGTTGACTACATTTTCTTAGATACTGATGAACGCAGACGTATGGCCCAAAACCCACATGAATATTTAATTGAACAATTACAATTCACCGGTGATGAATCGGTCGGTTCATCGTCAAATAAAATCAAATTAAATTTAAATCATCCATGCAAAGAATTAATTTGGGTTGTTCAACCAGACGCAAATGTCGACTATTGTGCTTCAATAACTGCTCATAATGAGTTAAATAAATTATTAGGTGCCCAGCCTTTTAACTACACAGATGCTTACGATGCTTTACCAAATGCGATTCATGCTTTTGGTGGTAATACCAATATAAAATCATCTGGAAATACAGGTAATGGTTTTATTAATACTAGCGGAATGTTCCAAGACCCATTTGCCAATAGTGTTACTACAAGCGGTGGTGCGGGTTGGGGAACTACTAACACCACAGACTCCGGTGTTTCCGATGCCGGCACTTTTGTTTTAGCCGAAACTGCCTTAGATATGCACTGCTGGGGTGAAAATCCAGTTGTTGTTGCCAAATTACAATTAAACGGCCAAGACAGATTTTCTGAGCGTGAAGGCACATACTTCGACTTAGTCCAGCCTTTCCAGCACCACACTCGTGCGCCAGACACTGGTATTAATGTTTACTCGTTCGCCCTAAGACCAGAAGAACACCAACCATCCGGCACATGCAACTTCTCGCGAATTGACAATGCTACTTTACAATTAGTTTTATCTAATGCCACCGTTTCAGGTGTAAGCACCGCCAAAGTCCGCGTTTATGCTGTCAACTACAACGTCCTCCGCATTATGTCGGGTATGGGTGGTTTAGCTTACTCGAATTAAATAATTTTGCTTATTTATTTTTTACTTATTAATAATTTTTTATTGAATTACAATAAAATATTATTACTACAATATATTATTACTATAATATATTATATTATAACATATTAATACATTACTATGAATACATCTTTAGTAATAAATAGTTTTTATATTACATATATATTTTTAATTACTACTTCGGTAATTACACTTATTGAAGCATTACGAAGTCCTATTCCACAAGTTCGTCATATTTTAAATTTAGAAACATGTATTTCAGTTATTGCTAGTTATTTTTATGGATTATTTATAGAACAAATAAATAAAACAAAAAAATATAATCACTCAAAAAATGATTTATTAGAAGAGAAAAATCATGATTCTGTTGACACTCTTCCTTTAGAAAAAATTAATAATATGCGTTATTCTGATTGGATAATCACTACTCCTTTTATGTTATTAGCACTTTCCATGTTACTAGGTTATGAAAATAAAATACCAGTTAAAATTAAACCATTTTTACTAGTTTTATTTTTTAATCTTTTAATGTTAGGTTTTGGATATAGCGGGGAAACAGGTTTACTTAATAGAAATTTAGCAAGTTTTATGGGTTTTATATTTTTATTTTTAACATTCGGTACTATTTGGAGACTTTTTATGACAAGTATCAAAACAACATATCAGTCAAAATTAATATTTTGGTTGTACTTAGGTTTATGGTCTTTATATGGAGTATTTTATCACGCAAATGAAGCAATTAAACTAATAGGATACAATATGTTAGATTTAATTGCCAAAGCATTTGTTGGAATTTTCTTTTGGCTATATTTAACAAAATCTGTAATATTTTAATGTTTTAAAGTTTTTAATATTTTAATGTATTATTTTAGTATAAATGAACGATTTATCAAATATTTTAATAACAAAAGAAGAATCTAAGAGAGAAAGAAAGCATAATGCTGTAAAATTACCAAATAATATAGAACAATGTAATATACCTATATATGTTAATTATTATAAAGAATGTTATGACCAAAAAAATAAATGTTATAGAGAATATTTTAAAATAGAAAAACATCCTCACAATATACATAATAAATTATATGTATCATCTAAATCAAATAAAATAAATATATTAGAAAAATTAGAAGAAATAAAAAAAATGTTATTAATTATTGAAGAAGAATATGAATTATATAATAAAAATAATGAAACAAAACAACTTGTAAATAGCAATGAAGAGGTTATAAAGAGCAATGGCGAGGTTATAAAAAGTGAGCTACAAGTTGCTAAATGCGAACTACCAGTTTCTAATATTTTACAAAAGAAAAAAAATTCAATAATATTGCCAAAGTATATTAGTATTAGAAGACACGAAACACAACCCAACAATTATTATTTAATATATGATAAAAAGTCAGGTTCTAAAAGAAATACCTTAAAAGCATTGTGTTCAAATTCAACATTATTAAACACAAATTTAGAATTATTTATAAAAAAATTAGAAGAAAAATTTGCTACATAATACATTATAAAAATTATATAAACATAATATTACATTATTTTATGTAATGTTTTTAAAATTAAAAACAAAAAATTATAAATTCAAAATATTACTCTTAAATGATGATATAATGTATTTAGTCAATAATTTAACAAATATAAAATGTCATATTTGTAATAAAAAATATAAACTACAGCACGATTTTTATAAAAAGCAAAGCAAATTTTATTATTGCTCTAAAAATTGTTATCATTTTATTTAATTAAAATGGATTTTTAGCTTCTATTATCCATTGAATACTTTTTTTATCTAAAATTCTTGTATTATTAAAATGTTTTTTTAATAATTCAACAATATTTACACTACGTGAACCAGGTGGGTCACATTTATAGACTTCATCAGCAATACCTATATATACTAATCCATCTGGATTTAAGAGTTCTTTTATTTTATTCATTACATTAGTATATTGTAAATAAGGCATATTCCATAAAAAGCATGTAATTACATCAAATTTATTAGAATTATCCATTGTTAATAAATCTTGCTTTAAAAGTGTAATTTTTTTATTAACCCACATTTCATGAAAGCGTGATGAATCTATATCAATACCCAATACACTTGAGGCGCCAACTTTTACTAAGTTTTCACAATTTGCTCCACTTCTTGTTCCAATGTCTAAGCACTTTTTATTAATAAAATTACAACTATTTTTCAATAATTGATTATAAACATCATAAGCATAATAATCATTAATCATTTTTTATTAAAAAAATATTTTAAATTTATATTATCAATTTTTTTAGTATTTTGAGTTATGATTTATGATTTATGCTTTACCACAATGTATCATAATAAATTTCACTTATTACTTCAATTAATTCATTTGCTAGTTTGTCTTCATCAATATCAAAGAAGCATTGTATTTTATCAAGAATTAATGAGGCTTTATCATGTGGACATAGTTCCCTATCTCCCGGTTCACGCAATAGTGTATTATATACATAAGTTATTACAGGAATGTCTTCACAAGTTATGCTAACTTGTTTTATATGTTCAATATAATCTTGAACAAATGGCAAATCTATAGTAAATAGTACATTAGTAAACGTTTGAGGATCTGTAGCTAGTCTATATTTCAAATATTCAATTATTAAAATTTCATTAATATAAGCATTATAAATAGTTGTTTTACATATGCTTTTAAATTTATTTTCTATAAATGCTCCCGTCAATAATTCAATATTAAGATGGGGTTCATAATTAGTTTTTTCAATTAGCATTTGTTGCTTTAGCATTTTTAGTAAATATTGATTAATAATAAAAATAAATATGTAATCAATTTTTTTTAGCATAATAATTTTTTTATTTAAAAATATTAAAACAAAAATATAAAAAATAAAATATTAAAACAAAAAAAAATTGATTACATATTTTATTAAATTTATTATTAACATTAACATTATATAATATGGCACTATTTATTCAAGAAGTTGTTGCTATTATTGATCGTTCAGGTTCTATGTGTGGTAAAGAGCAAGATACTATTGGTGGAGTAAACTCTTCACTTGAAGTTATTAAGCAAGATTTAAAACCAAATGAGCAAGTAAATGTATCTATTAAATTATTTGACCATGAAGAAAAAATG